CTCGAACTACTGGGGGACATCCGGTCCATACACCAAAAGTGCAATCATCGGCGCCAGCTCGAGTGACAGAAAATATACCATTTCCTGACAAGGCAAAGTTTAACTTCACACTATTAATTAATCCTACGGAAGGTGCCGTAGTATATCCGGCAGGATCTAAATTTGCCGAACTCTGTATAGCATGATTGTTTGAATATTGAGGAACTTGTAAGGTAGCCCCATAACTCAATTGATTGAAATAGATATTATTGCCCGAAAAATACCTAACGAAATTTGAAAAGGAAAATGTGCCAGTCGTGGCTGCGTAAAGAGTTGGAGTAGCCGTGCTGGTAACAATATTCTCCAGACCAGCAACCAAATAAGCATCTCCTGCGGTTCTAGGCAGGATTGAAATTCTTACTCCACCTCTTTTCAATGCATAACACGATGAAAAAAAATTATAGTAATCTCTCGCCGTACCAAATGTGCTCGTAGTAGGATTGACAGTTCCATTATTTACCATCGCCGTCGTATGAAACGGATACAATTGACCTGTAAGAAATGTGGCATCGGTTGTACTGGAATGATAACCGGGACGCCTCAACAAAACACGGAGGCTCCTAACAATCTCCCCAATAGCAAATGCTGAACCAAAAACTGTATGGTTCTCTACCGATGATGAACCAATTGTACCAGTCTTCTCATTACCAATAGTTATTAGTCCAGATTGAGTTGACAAAGTCGTGGGGATTACAGGACATATATTAAGGTTCTTGGGACATGCAAATTCTAAATCTTTCGATCCCTTAACTTCAACTATAATAGTGCAAGTACCAGAAACAGTAGATGGTGCTACGAGCGGATTTAAAACTGTTACCACTATCCTAGCGTATGGAGCTGTGTTAGTGACTGATTGAGTCTTCCAAGCATTGCCTGTCGTCTTCCACATACTAGTAGATATAAACGGAACTTCAATTTCAAATTCGTTACTAACCCGGGTGTCTATCACTGTACGATGCAAGTATGTATCACTGCTAGTATTATAAGTGACTCCAGTCATTGTATTCTGATCATAAGGATAAATTCGAACCAACAATCTTCCCGTATGAAATTCGGTTTTGACCATTTTGAATTTATATGTGACACCACCACGATATTTCTCGAACATGTTATTGAGCATCGTGATCGGGGCCATGACCACGTTAGAATTTGATCCAGCACTATCTGTAATTGCTTGCCAATACTCCCCCGGACTTACATATTCATCATAGAGGACTGTATCAACAGCTTGAGCAGTATTCCAATTTATTTTCTCATCATAACAATATATACTCTTGACAAAATCTATAGCCATTTCATCAACTTCTGTGGCAAATATAGCAGCATCTTGTTGGACGTTGGGATTGCGCATTATACTCAAGGATGTGACTGCTTGACCGGCATCTGCATTATTAAACGAAGGATACATTTCGTTCTTGACAAATATTGATGGTTCCTTTAACATGGGCGCAGAAAATCCAAGATAAGCTGCAGCTCCAGAAGCATAGTCCGTAACCCACTCAAGAGAGTTAAAAATCTTAGAAGCAAAAAGGCTCACTCCCCTCACAGTTCTGTTGGCATTATGCAAAACGGAGCTGACAGGACCGTCCCTCCTCATTTCCGCGGTATCTAACTTTCCCGACTGTGCTTCCAAGCTATAACTGTATAGTTCGATATCTTCATAATGAAAATAGATATCATATCCAGCAGTTACATCGGCTATAGCATTAATTCCATTGTACGTATACAGAACCACTGTGCCAGGCGAGCCGTAAGATTCAGAGCCAGCAATCTTAAGCTTATTAGGTATATTCCACGCTTGTGTTGCTGACACATAGGGGATTCGCAATTGCACCTGAGTGTCTCTATTTATGTCAATTTCCACATGGGGAAGTTGTGTAACAGTTTTGAGCGAATACAATTTCATTTGGCGCCAAGGATTTGCAATACTACCAGTTGGTAAATTTGTGTCACCGCCAGCAGTGGGTAGCCACGCCAAAATATAGCGCCCAGCCGTAAATCGTGTAGCATTGACCATGAGAGTCACTACAGTCGTGAATCTCATCGCAAAAATACCATCAAGTTTGCGTCGATACATTAGGTTGTTATACAAAGGTGTAGTACAATCAATTTCCTCCAAGACCCCTGCATCTGCGGCTGTGAAGTTTCCCGTGTGGGTCCTCAAGGGTTTACTCAAATATCTCTTGAGTTCCATCTGAACGCCATCTGTAACTTCTCTCAAAATATAATCCTTATATGACACCTGATGAGCATATTCATAGGTACGGTGATTGGCATCGATCACATTTGTCATGCCCTCACCAAGTGTGTTAACTAATTCACTACCCTCTTGGGCTACTTCCCCAGCTGTTCCTGGTTGATCAATTGTACCACTTTGACAATCAAGTTGGTGGTATGGCATAATTTCTTTTAGCTTAGCAGAGTCATGATACCCAAAGAGGAAAGTACCATATCTGATCATCTGATTATCGTATTCTTGCTTATTCATATTTGTTAATCTTGTATTTTAATTTTAAAATTTATAAGGGTCGTGGCAATGTTTTTGGTTTTTATATTTTAAACTGTTTTTGTGTTTTTATATTTTATATTAAGAAAAAGAAAATACTAAAAATTATAGGAAAATAAAAAGAGAAAAAAAAGAAAAATAAAAACATAATATGACACTTCAATAGAAATAATCACTCTCCCGCACAAAAGTAAGTGCAGCATCATGATTATTAACCCTAGGGGTGTAATCTATCTCCTTGCCATATTTTTCCAAAAGTTTTAGCATGGTATGAAACGCTTCCTTCCCATGCAACGCTGATTCCAGCAAAGCTGTATCAGCATTATCTTTTGTAATTGTCAAGAATCCATTTTCCTTGGTCCAATACGGGATTTCATTCACAACATCAATCTTTATGGGAGCCAAATAAGTGCCGTCATCTCTATTCAATAAGAATGACCTCTTCAGGAAAGAAACTTGGGAAATATTCCTCCTATGGAGAGATCTCTCATCCTTATGTTCAGGTGTGTAAGTTAAGCCAATCTCAGCCATGTACTTAGTTAATGTGACCTCATTGTAAAGCTCCATTATAGAAGGATGTGTAGAGAATACGCTATCATCCCCTAAAGCACACAGGTAAACGTAGTCCCTGAACATAAATAGCTTCGCGACTGAGTTATCAAAAATCCGATAAAAACAATACCTGTAAGCTATACCATTATACATAGTATTAATTAACGCAGTGAAAGGATGACCACTGGGCAAACTTGATACCCACGTGTAAACATGTCCCGTCATGGAAAGATGCACAGAGTTGTACACCTCAGCCCACAATACTTTCCTAACCCTTTGATTCTCATGGGAATCATCATACCATCTATTTATAATATTCAAAATAATCATGTGTATTTCGGGCTTCTCAGAACCATCGTACGAACTATAATCTCCAGCTCCAATATTGGTTAATTTCGCATTACCAAATTGCAATAAAGTTCGCGCGAGGTGATCCCATTCTTTAGAAAAAGGATTCACTCCAATGGCTGAACCATTGTCAATTCGGTTCTTATAAAACCAATTACTAAAAGCACCAAAATATCTTCTGAAAATTATCAAATAGTCAAGGGGACCAGCGCTAAACATTCTAGTTTTGCCTGCCAGCACCTTACTGTGTTCTCTCCTTTCATCCTTAAGGCAATCAGTGAAAATAAATTCAGAGCGAATGCCTCTTTTGCAATTCTCCTCAATATTGCTACCAACAAGTCGGAGAGCTTCTACTCTCGGATTATCAAGATCATAAGTTTCGTCCTTACCGAACCAATATGTCTTACCGGGACATTTCTTGACATCTTTGTCAAATGTATAAGGATAACCAGGACTGGTTTTCCTTGGTAATGCAGTGTAATCCGGATCCATTTCCAAACCAACTATAGCTTCCTCAAAGGTATACAGACGCCTTTCACATTCCTTGTGTGAGACGCTACATAAATCCGTATAATATGCGTCCTCAATATTCTGCAAAATTTTAGCCGGTATATGTACGTTAGGAGTGCAATACTTAGACAATGCTAACACTACTGGGTCAATTGTGTTGCCTTTTCCGTCTAAGAATGGTCGCAAATTAGCTGGACGCGTGAGTGCTTCACCCCATTTGCCATATAAGGGACTTTTAATGATCTTGGTCTTTCCTGAAGTCGAAGAAATCAAATCAGAGTCATACACTCGATCAAATTGTCCATTGGATAACTGGTAGCTGGATTGAACCTTCAAGGTATTGTCAGCCATAAGAATAGTATCAGTTTTCCACTGTGTCAGTGCGCGTATCAAGTCTTCTCTGAAAAGTTTTGAGGAATAACCTATACCCAAATTTTTGACGCCTGCGCAATGGATGCCAAACCATTTAGCTACCGGTGCGAATTTATTAAAAAAAAACAAAGGTGTTCCGCAATCACCAAATTCCGTGAAAGCCAAATATCTATAGGTTTCATGTATCTCTGTTACGCCTGAACTAGATAGACTAGGCTCGATCTTATGTCCTTCCTCACAAGTGACCATTGCTCGTGTATAAGCTTTTCCATCATAGCCATAAAGGTAACCGTTTTTATCAATAATCTTCGCGTGGTCCTCCCGAGATGCTATAAACCGGGTAATGTCTTTAAATCTTCGCATACCCACGGGAACAGTAACCAAGCAGAGATCCTGTTTGGCCAAATTGTCATCTTCGTACCAATTGGTAGGAGCTATGAATTCTTCAACTGATATATACCATATAAGAGGAATCCCTTCTACGGAACCTTCTTTCTTAAATCGGATTATTGATTTGCCAAAATTCGGAACGATATTAACGTGGTACTGCAGAGTGCTCACATAATGCTTGTTCATAATAGCGATCCTATCTCGGATAATAGTAATCAGACCGAAAGGAATATACTTTTCAGGATCTTCTGGAGACTGACGTTCCATCGAAAACAAATTATCC